TTCATAATCATTGCCTCAGATGGCGAAGGATTCGAACATGTCTCCGTTCATTGTATTACCGAAGGATTGGATAGAACGCCTATGTGGGCCGAGATGTGCTTCGTTAAAGATTTGTTTTGGGGTGAAGATGACTGTGTTATTCAGTATCATCCTGCCAAGTCCGAGTATATCAATATGCACAAACATACATTGCATTTATGGCGGCCAATAGGAATTAATTTTCCCATTCCAGATAAAATCTTAGTAGGGTGCTAATTATGAACCTCAACGAATTCCGGCATAACGATTTCATAATGACTGACTGTAAGATGGTTAAAGTGGTCAGAAATGATACCTTAAAAGCTATTGACAAGAATGGAACTACTTATGACGTAGGGCTTACCGCTTCAAGGGTCGTAATGAACATATCGTATCTTAAACGAGTGCCGGGATTCGCTGAACTGACCGAGAATAATTTCGTACTATCACCAATGCCGGGGAGAATTTCGTACAATTACACTGATCTTCAGTACGAATGGATTGTAGGCGGAATTACTATCCGTACTCTTGAATTCCTTGACGAGTTGCAGGGATTATTTTTTTATACAACAGGGAAAGAACTATTTTAAAACCAATGAGTTATGAGTTTATTTAGAGAAGACTTGGAAGATTTAGTCAATAGGTACTCTAAGGAGAATGGAAGCAATACTCCAGACTTTATATTAGCTAACTATTTAGAAGCATGCCTTATCAGTTTCGATGAGGCAGTTAAGCTGCGGGACATTTATTATGGAGGCTATTCAGAAGACAAGGATGTCGTATTAGCTAAATCGTCAAACGATACCGACAAGCCTGGATTCGAAGTGCACCATTCTCCTAGCAATCCCAATGGCGTGTCGGTTACAGGCGATATTCCTGATTTTGATTGGCCTGAATTTGGATAATTCAAAAGTTTAATTACATTTACTCCTGTTTGTTCGTGTCTTATTGGTTGGTTAGGTTCGGGTCGCATCAATATTATGTTGGTGCGACTTTTTTATTTTAAAAATAATTTGAATTAATGAATATATATGTAATTAATTATTATCTTTGTACCATTAAGTTCGTTGACGTTTTTTGAAAGACCGAGCAAGACCGGGGGGCAGAACCCCGCTTCTCCTCAAGCGTTCGCAATTGAAGCTAACCCGTCGCTTTAGTACGGTTAAATAACCGGTGGATGCCTCGACAGGCTGCAAAACTTATCCGAAAGGAAAGACGAAAAGCCAATCCGGTTATTTTTTAAAAATGGGGAAGAAACAGTATTGATTGGCGGGATGAGTAGATTTACCGAGGACTTAGTAAATGCCAAACGGCAAAACAATTGAAATGAAAATGGCCGCCTAGGGTGGTACTTTTTCGAGTCGGGCGACCTTGAACAGCTTCCCGACTACAAACATTCTCGCAACGAAGGGGAAATCCCCGCTGACGTTTATTCGGCAGGTTTGACAACGAGATTAAATATGATACCGGAGTCTGTATTGTTTAACTTTGCCCGGACTATATTTACAGGGATGTCAGATGGATGATGAACTGAGGGGATTTCAATTTGAACTTAATTTTAACCAATATACACATGGGCGCAATCGCAGAAATTGAAGGAAAGCTGATAAAGATTGGCAAGGAAATAGATTCTAAATCCGGCACATTCAAGCACAAAGAAATCGAAATCTACATCGAGAATACACGGGACTCAAAGTATGATGACTACCACGAGATTCAGGTGTCGGTAAATAATTATCAACTGCTCGAAAAGTTTAAAGTAGGATCCATGGTCAAAGCAACCGTAAACCTGATCGGAAGGCCGTGGACGAACCCTAAGACCCAGCAAAGGATAATCTTCAAGACGTATAGCCTGTGGAAGATGGAGTTTGTAGGTGCTAACAATGCGCCAAGACAGGACACAGGATTACAACAACGTGCTGAAAATGTTGGATTTGCGTCAGATACCAACAATGACGAAAACGAAAACCTCCCCTTTTAAAATACTGGAATGAAAGCCCTGATTGCCTTCGACCATAAAGGTTCAGGGGTTGTATTTGTGATACATTTGCTATGTGGGGCATATTAGGTTGTGCCCCATTTTTATGCCTAAAATTATTTTTGTATATTTACTTATATATTCATTTTTAATTTCTATCTTTGAGGCGAATTAAAAACACAACAGACATGAAAGACTTTAGAACAGAATTAACAGAATTGCTTGATCGCCATCCCGAGTTGATGTTAAGCAATACTCCTACGTACTTAATGACTATTTATCTTCACAAGTGTATGGAGAATTTTCACATGACCGTAAATAGCATTGACGGGAATAGTGCCAAGATAATACTTACTAAAGGGCGTGTTGAAACAAATCCGTTTTGCGTAGAAGTTGAGGAACAGAATCAAACCGAATTTATGCAGGAAATGTTTGGCAGTACGGGTACGTGGCATAGATTTCCAGCAATGATGAAGGCTTCGCATATATGGAAAAGCGACCTGTTCAGGGATGAAGATGTAGATAAAAATATCATTCCATTTGAAGAGTGGATTTCTGATACGCCATCATTAATAGAAAAATGGGACAAATGGAAACAGAAGTAAAATTAAAGAGATGCTCTAAGTGCGGTGAGGAGAAGGAGTTGAGCGCATTCTGTAAAGATAACGGAACTAAGGATGGATTATATCGGTGGTGTAAAACATGCTCTAACAAACAGCATGTTCAATATTATAAAAATAATCCAGAGAAGAGAATATTATATTATCAGCGCAAAGTTGGTACTCCTGAAAAGAAACAAGCCATTGCTGAATACAAGAAAGTATATAGCAGGGAATACCACAAATTAAACTATGACAGACTTAAGATAAAAGCCGAAAAAGCCCGAAACGATGCAGTAAAACAAAACAAAAAATGCACAAATACGTCATGCGGTAAAATAAAATCAATTAACGACTTTTACTTATCATTAACGAGTTGTGATGGGTATTCTTCACAGTGCAGGGAGTGTACTGATAAAAAGGCAAAAAAATGGAGAGAAAGAAATAAAGATAAAATAGCCATAAAACGTAGAATTAGATTTGAAGAAAATCCCGAAAAGATTAGGGAGTATGCAAGAGAGTGGGTAAAAAATTACAGAAAAACATGTGATGAACTTCAATTAGAAGTCTTAAGAAGTAGATGCCGAAAGCAAAAGGCCGAGAAGAAGGAAGACAACAAGAAAACAGTTATTTTATGGAGAAAGAACAATCCAGACAAAGTACGATTGTATGGGCAAAAGAATTGTAGAAACATTAGGGATGATCTGCGTGATTCTTATGTGCGAGAAATACTTGTGTGTAATGGATTTAAAAAAGATTTCGTTAATTCGAATAAGGAACTAATAGAAATAAAACGATTAATCATTAAAACCAAAAGATTATGCAAAACACTACAGAATTCGGAAACATTACGGACCTCCGAAACGAATTAATTGAGAACTTCAAGCAAATGAAATTGAAACAAATGGATCTTAAAATGGGTAAAGAACTGACCAATAATGCTGGTAAGATCATCAACTCATTAAAGGTTGAACAGGAAGAGCAAATAAGGCTTGGGATTAAAACTCCGATTCCATTTTTGCAAACAACTAAAGAGGAAGAATTGTAATTTAATTTTAAAACGATGACAGAAAAAAATTACCCCCGTACTATACTTCCACTCATCAAGAAGATGGCAGTAGGCGAAATACTAACTTACCCCAAAGAACGATCAGGTTCGATCAGGAGTATCATCAACAATTACAAGATGACCAGACCCCTGAAAGACTTTGCTACCGAAACTATTGGTGCTGAGATCAAAGTTACAAGGTTGGAAGACAAGAAACAGAAAATGGAGTAGCATGGAACGAAGAACTATCCCAGGAAAGCTACTGATTGTTCCGGTAAAGGAAGAGTCAGTTATCATCAATACGTCTACGAAATTGAAAGACGCAGTTACCGGTAAAGTCTATTTGTCAGGACGAGCGCCTGAGAATGATCCGCAAGTTGAAGACGGACAAACGATTCAATATCGAAGGGGCGGTACCAACTGCCTGATCGACGATGTTGAAATGCTGTTAATCGATTACAAACAAGTACTATACATTTACTAACCTATGGATAAAATTCAAATATTACAGCACGACATTCAGACTTGGAGTGATAAAGCATTTGGTATGCACAGAATTGCGACACCAATTACTTATCACCTTAAAAAAGAAGTTGACGAGTTAATTGAAAAATTAGAGGAGTGGTATAAAGGGCAGTACGGAAGTATGGAGGAATGTCAAAAACACCTCCACGAAATAAAGATGGAATATGCCGATTGTCTTATGCTATTACTTGATTCTATTGCACACTTTCCGCTTACTATGGATTGTGTCATTAAGGCTACTGAAGAAAAATTAGAGATAAATAAAACTCGCAAATGGGGTAAGGAAGATGAAAATGGAGTAATCGAACATATAAGAGAAACTAATTAAATCAAAAACATGAACACTAACCCATTAAAATTCGAACAAACACCGGCGGGCTTAAAGGTTTACTACAAGTACGACGAACAATGCACTGAATGGCTGCACATTAAGACCGTAAAATGTAAGTACGAGCCTGTAATTCTCGACCTGTTATGGATCAGGGATTACAAGAAGATACTGCCTACTCCCGAAGAACGGATGCATCTGGAAATGAAGTACCAGCTTTATTCCCTTGAATATGATAACGAGGCTCAACGGGAATTCATTAACCGACAGGAACCTGTGTGCATCAAGAAGATTGAACTCAGGGATGGAAGCTCGTACCATGTTGTAGTAATGTCGGAAGGGATCGAAGTAAGGTGCTCAGGTGCAGCCTATACGGTTGCGGTTAATTACGGAATACCAGTTCAAACCGTTAAAAAAACTTACTAGGTGAAAACCATCCCTGATAAATGCGGTAACTCAATTACGGTAGGTTCAGAAGAAGGCAATCTGATTGTAACGCTTAACGGAAACCTGATGCTTGGTGAAATACTACCAAAAGAGAAGCTGTTCATTATAAACGGTAATGAATACCCTGTCAAAGTATCTGATAAGTTTTTAGCAGAAGCAAAGACTTTTAATACCGTACAGTTATGCGGATTCAGGATGGGCTTAAATTCGATCCTATACAATCTTTACCTTCCGAAAGGGATAATCATCAACTCGTTCGCGAAGCTGTCTGTAATCGAGAATTTCGAAGGTCTATTACAGTTTAAGAATAAGTATGAAGCTATGCTGACCATGACTAACATCTATGTCGCATATTTTCTGAATCATCCCGGGCCTGAAAAGTTTAAGCTAAACGATCATACTTTCGTGACTGATACGCACAAACTTGTAGAAACCTGTGTAAGAACAATTCAGAATTATGCCTCAGCTAAACGTGGAGGAGAACCGGCATTCTTATTACTGACAGAGTATTACAGATATTTAAAAGAATATGAAGCTAAAGACAGTTAACATTCACATCCTCATGGGCACAGTACAGTCAGGAGGTAAGGTAAATTACTTCGCCAATGGACAAGGTAAGGCTAACTTCTTTCTCGCTACCGACTCGTACAAGAAATCCGGTGATGGAGGAATAGAACGTGTAGTCGAATATCATCGCGTACAAGTCGATAACCGGCAATACGATGACCTGGACGAACTCGTTAAGGAAGGCAATATCATCATGGTTCAGGGCGAAATCCGTTCGTACACCAAGGACGGGATAATTACCAAATTCACCCAGGCAGAAAAATGTTCTTTAATGGGCAACGATATGGATCTGAAAAAATAGTGTCCTTAAACATGCAAGTTTAATCGGGCATGAACGTGGAAGTATAAATTTTTAATTTACATTTACAGAGCCGAAGAGATTCGGTTTTATTCACAAAAAATTGTAATAAAATTATGAGTAAAGCATTTAAGCAGAAGATTAAAGAGAAGGGTTTGAAGACGGTTTGGATAGCCGAACAGTTAAAAATACCACAGCCAACCCTGTCAATGTACCTTAACGAAAAACGCATTATGCCTACCGATATCGAGTATCGGTTGAAAAAATTACTGTACACATAGAGTTATTTTTGCCACAAAAAAGTAATAGATTTATAACACAATTCGCATGATTTCAGGAGGATACATTCTTCAGCCCAGAATAATAGATGAATCAGAGTTGATTCACGAGCCACCTGTGGTTAGGGAATTATGGTTGTACTTGCTTAGAAAAGTAAACTATAAAGACAATGGAAAATTCAAAAGAGGATCAGGATTTTTTAGTCTTGATGATATATCCGATGACCTTCATTGGTATATTGGATTTCGTAGAATGAAGTACTCAAAACCGCAGCTTACGAAAACTCTACGAAAGCTACGCGAAAGAAATATGATAGCAACGACGAAGGCAACGCGAGGAATCTTTGTAACTATCTGTAAGTATGATTATTATCAGGACTCTAAAAACTACGAAGGTAATGACGAAGAAATTACGAAAGAATTACGAAAGAATTTTGGTGGTCACACTAAAAACAAGAAAGTAAAAGAAGAAAAAGAAAATAAAGAAAGCAAAGAAGAGTTAACACCAACAACAGTCGTCGTGGAAAAAACTTGGAGAGATGATTTTTCTATTTATAAAAAAGAGTTAATGGATGCTTTTAGTAAGTTGCCGGCTAATTTAGAATTTATCAAGAAGCAGGAAAGGTTTTATCCTGATGTTGATATTATACTTTCTGTTGAAAAAGCGATTGATTGTTATTGGGGGATGGAGGCAGGGTGGATGAATAAAAAAGAAGATAAAAAATTGATAAACCCAGACTGGGAAAAAACTTTTAAAAATGCTATCGGAAAAAACAGAGTATTCAAAAGAAAAAATGGAACTCAGTTATCGTTTCAGCAAGATTTATCAAAAATGGATTACACTAAATAAAAATAAAATGGAAAAGTTAAAGGATTTAGACTTAGTTACAGAAGTTATTTGCAGAATGTCATCATTAGATGGATATAGTAATATCGGAAGTGTCTCTCATTTACTACCAGAAGAATCAAGATCGATTGTTATCAGCAAAAAAGGATTCTACCCCGAATGTGTTTCTAGTGATGTGTTTTATAAGTTGATGGAGCGATCTATTCTGGAACTTTTTTTAGAGATAGAAATTGATGATAAATTTAGCGGCACAATGAAAAAAATAAGCGACATGGCATCCAAGGATGGAGCTTATTCAGAAAAGTCGCCAAGAGGGTTTTTGTTAATGGGAAAGGTTGGCTGTGGTAAAACGGTTATGTCTAAGATATTTAATAAAACCACAAGTATGTTCATGAAGTTGTCTAATAAAAATAAATTATTTGAACATATTTGTCCTCAGATGATTCAATCATACAAGATTGTTGGTGGGTTTTCTAAAAGTGGGTATGATATATTTTCATTTCCCGGGATAGGAGATGTTAGTAAGCCAGAATCTATAATGAGTGAATATTTAATGATTGACGACATTGGCTCTGAGAATATTTGCAGTCATTATGGAAATACAACTAATTCTATTGGTGAATTAATCCTTAGAAGATATGATTCTGTATTAATCACATCCGCCACTACTAATCTCGATAAAGAACATCTTAAATTATTTTATGGAGAAAGAGTATTTTCAAGACTCAATGAGATGATGAACTTTATAGTTATGGATGGGGATGACAGGAGAAAGTAATATGAATCAACGAACAAACAAAATGACCATTGAGCAGATAAACGCTCAGTACGGGAAAATACCGCCGCAATGTTGCGACCTAGAGGAGGCCGTTCTTGGTGCCCTGATGTTGGAAGCAGAAGCATTTGAAAATATTGATTCGATACTATCGGAAGTTTCATTTTATAAAGAAACTCACCAGAAGATTTTCAGAACTATTAAGTCGATGCATGATCGAAATAAGCCAATTGACTTAATGATGGTTACAAGAGAAATAATTAACTTAAATTTACTCGATGAAATTGGTGGCCCAATGTATATAACCCAATTAACATCAAAGGTGGCATCTGCCGCACATATTGCGTTTCATGCCAGAATCATTCAGCAGAAGTTTGTTCAACGAGAATTAATTAGAATTGGAACCATGATTCAGACTCAGGCATACGATGACACGCAGGACGTAGATGATCTTCTTGCGTTTGCTGAAAGTTCTATTGAAAATTTAAGTAATGGTTCCGGTGGCGCAGATGGCTGTAAGTCTACGGAAGCCGTGGCGGAAAAAACCATAGAAGAGTTGAAGGAAGATTACGAAAAAGCCAAAGAAGGAAAGCTGATCGGAATACCAACAGGATTTTTTGAATTGGATAAGGGGACTTCTGGGTGGAGATCACCTAACTTTATAATCCTTGCGGCAAGACCATCTGTAGGAAAGACTTCGTTAATGCTTAGATTTATAGTTGTAGCGGCTAAGGCTGGATTTTGGGTGAACGTTTACGGATACGAAATGAACTCTGAAGACTTATATCGAATAATTCTTTCCGGCGAGTCAGGCGTAAGTAGAACCAAAGTGAGGGACGCCAAGTTTACTGAATTGGATTGGGATGAAATAAATAGGGCTAATCAGATTTTAAGAAAACTACCTATACTTTGGTATGACAAATCTGACATTAAATCTGGCAAGATAAAATCCAACACAAAAAAAAATATCAAGTCCGGCAAGTGCGACATGGTATTTGCTGATTATCTTCAGCTTATTCCTCCCGAAGAAGAATCCAAGATAAGGGAACAGCAAATAAGCAAAATAAGCAGAACCCTTAAAAGTGTTACTCTTGATTGTCATGTGCCGCTAATGGCATTGGCCCAACTTAACCGTGAAGTAGAAACAAGGGGTGCCGGAGCAAAGCCACGAAAGGGTGATCTCAGGGAATCAGGAAGTTTAGAGCAGGACACGGATATAATCCTATTCCCATTCAAGGACGAGAATGATGATTTGATTTTATCTATTGCAAAGCATCGTCGCGGAAAGTGTTATGACATACCGATAAGAGCAAACGAGGACATGACTCAGTTCTATGATATGAATCCTCAGTACGAAGATTATCCCGACATACAAAACGTGAGTTCAAAGATGCCGGTAAATTCTAATTTTGAATACGAAGACGATAAACCATTTTAGAAAATGACCCTACCAAAATCCAAATTTAAGGGCGTGTATCCGATTATCTTAAACGGTAAGTACGTGTGTTACATGGCTCAGTTGATGCATAAGTATGTTTATAAAAAGAAGTGCTGTAAATCCGAGAGAGAAGCTGCCCTATGTTATGATAGGTTCTGTATTGAATTCGGATTACCGCCAATTAATATTTTAAAACCAAAGAAATGAGAACCAAAAAACTACCAAAGCTAAAAAATATCTGCAAAGAACCAGGATGCGATAAAACCCGAATGCCTGATCCGACTCGTGAAGGTAAGTTTAAACCCTATTGCGAGGATCACGCGATTTTAGCCGTTTTAAGACAGTTAGAAGATCAAAGGGTACAAACTACTGCGGAGTTAGAGAAAGCTCGTCAGGATCGAAAGGATGAGGCAAAAAAAGGGTATCATAACCAGACATGGAAGTTGGTAAGTAGATTTATTTGCCTAAAATATGCGGACGATAATTTATGGGTTCATTGCGCCACTAATCCCGAACTGAAGTATAAAGTAAATGATAAACGATTGCAAACAGGGCATTACATTCGTTCGGACAAGTATCCGGCACTTAAGTTTGAATTTACAAATCTGGCACCACAGAGCTTGCAGGAAAATAAACATTTCGCCGGAAATCAGGAAGCCATGGCACAATGGATAGAGCGAACTCATGGAGAAGGAACTGTGACGAAATTGGAGGACAGAATGAATGATCCCGAACTTACCATGGAGCAGATAAGGGAAGTTCATAATAAATACAAGGATCTACTTAAAAACGAGATGCTTAGACGTGGAATAAGTGACCCATGGAGGACTAAAAAATATTAGACTATTTATAATCATTTTAAACTACGATTACCCATTGCCAAGTCAATAAATATATATATATTTGTGCAGAAATAATTCAACGATATGAACCTACAAGAAGCATTAAAAATACTGGTAATTTACAATAAATGGCGCAGGGGTAGTGACGATGTAGAGTTACCTGGTCCGAAAGAAATAGGAGAAGCAATTGATGTTGCGATAAACATTTTAAAAGGATTAAAATGAAGGAATCAGAGCGGTTAAAACAGCAGATGTCCGAGGATAATTCAGACAATGACGAACGGGATTGTAATTGGATTAGAAAGATTGAAAGAGCCGAAAGGAAAGAGAAGTTCGAAGAAGAAGTTATGCCTGCATTAAGGGCGTTATATTTAGTTGAAGAATATGAGGATAGGATTAAAATTTACACTAATGAATGGGGTAGAGTTGTATTTTATCCAAAGGCAGGTTCCGTTTTATTCTGTGACAACAATCAATGGATAAAAGGATGGAAAGGCGAACGGTGGTTGAAGGCTAATTTAATTTAAAAGTAAGTAAAATGGAATACTTAGACTATTTGATCAGGACATTAACCTACCAACGTAGTTGTTGGGAATTGGATTTAAAGAAAGAACAAGAACAGTGGAAAGACAATTCTTCTTTTGTGATAAGAATTCAAGCAAAAATTGATGGTATTAACTTTGCTATATCAGAAATTTATAAACTTACAGCAGAACTTGATAAAATTCATACAAAATGACAGAAGCAGACTATTACCCGGCAGGCGCATATTTTAGTCCAGACGCTCCTTGGAACCAGGAAGATGATCCGCCCTGTCATTTCTGCGGAAATGAAACGACCTACGAATCACGAAATGAAGTTACCGGATTTAGGTTTGATAAAAAACTTCATGATGAGGTAGATTGTATATTTTACAAATGCGACGACTGCCTTAGAAAAGAAGGTTATTTTGAAGATGGAGAATAATTAACCAATAAATAAATAGACATGGAATCAGAAGATTTAGTTCACGTAGAAGAAGTAAATGCGGATATAGTTTATTCGCAGGACAAGGCTCAGATTGACGTTCAGATTGCTACTGCAAAGCTGTACGGGAGAAATATGAAACGGGCAATTGAGAATGCAATAGCTGTGGTTACTCTCGATAAGGAAACGGCAGCAACATGTACTTATTCGGTGCCAAGAGGAGGTAAGTCAATTACCGGCCCAAGTGTTCATCTTGCAAAAATTCTTGCCCAGAGTTGGGGAAACCTGAGAATTGAGGCCAAGGTTATTGGAGTGGATGCAAAGCAAGTAACATGTCAGGCAGTATGTTTTGATCTTGAAAATAACCTCGCAATAAAGGTTGAGGTTAAGCGATCGATCATGACAAAGACCGGCAGAATGAATGACGACATGATCGTCGTGACAGGAAATGCCGGTAATTCAATCGCGCTTCGTAACGCCATCTTGTCCGTTATCCCTAAAGCCATCGTAGATAAAGTTTATAACGAGGCTAAAAGTAAGATTACCGGCGACGTATCCGATAAGACCAAATTGCTTACCCGAAGAAAACAGGTAATTGATGCGCTGAAAGATTCGTATTCATTAACCGAAGCTGAAATTCTTGGTGCAATCGGTAAGGCTTCAATCGATCACATTACACCTGACGACTTGGTGGTTCTCATCGGAATTGGAACTGCAATCAAGGACGGAGATACAGATGTAGATACCGCATTTCGTAAGGCTAAGACCAAACATGAAGTAGTCAATCCTCTGTCCAAAGAAACCAAGAAGGAAGAAGTTAAACCGGAAGAGGTAAATTAATCTAAGACAGTACAGACATGAACGAATTAGCAAAAGTTGACCCAAAAGAATACGGGTTGTCAGATTCAAGCGCAGTTGAAATCGAAAAAGCGTTTTTACCCAAGATTGCAGAACGCGAAGGTTATCAGGAAGTTTACAATCTTCTTTTAACCAAGGAGATTAATAAAGAAACCTGCATTGAAGCACGGGAACTCAGGTTGAAATTAGTCAAAGTCAGAACCGGTATCGGCGAAATTCATAAAACACAGAAAGCGTACTTCCTTCGTGCCGGACAGTTTGTTGATGCGTGGAAGAATAAGGAAACACTACCGGTTGAGCAGATGGAAGAGAACCTGGAAAAGATTGAGAAACACTTTGCCATTCAGGAAGCCGAGAAGATTGCTAAGATTGCGGCAGAACGGAAGGTGGAATTGCTTCAATACACTTCTGAATTTCTACTTCCTGATCGATTAGGCGAGATGCCCGAAAGTATTTATCAGAACTACTTGGTTGGAATTAAAGTAGCTTTCGATGCAAAAGTTAAAGCTGATAGGGAAGCTGAAGAATTACTTATTGAGAACGAACGCATTGATAAACTCGGAAGAGAACGGCAGGTTGAGTTGTATAAGTACATTCAATTTCAGGAGGAAATATACTCAGTGGTTAATCTTGGTATAATGTCAACCGAAGATTATACTCAGCATCTTATATATCTCGAAGGCAAAAAGACGGCATACGAAACTGAACAGGCGCGAATCCATCAGGAGAACGAAAGGCTGAAAGCCGAAGCTATCGAAAGAGAAAAGAAGGCCGAGGCAGAACGGAAACGTCAGGCCGATCTACTCGCAAAACAGAAAGCGGAAGCTGACAAAAAGGCTCGTATCGAAAAAGAAAAACAGGACGCCATTCTCGCCAAAGAGCGTGCAGAAGCAAAACGAATTCAGGATGCTATCGAAGAAAAGGCAAGAATCGAAAGAGAAAAAGCTGAGGCAGAGCGGAAAGCATTACAGGATCAAATTGCCAAGAAAGAAGCCGAAGAACGAAGAGTATTAGCCGAAGCTAAGATAAAGGAGGCTGAACGTATTGCTGCCGAAAAACAGGCATTAAAAGCGCCCGACAAGACAAAAATGGTTCTATGGATTAACAATTGCACTCTTCCCGAACTGAAGCTTTCAAACATGGAATCCATTATCGTAGCGCAAGAAATCGATGCTAAATTTGAGCTATTCAAAAAATGGGCGGTTACTAAAATTGAGGCGCTATGATACTGACCAAAGATAACTACTTCAGCAAAGAATCAGACGCCCTTTATATGTCCAATTCTCAATATAACTCATTTATTGGAAGTGGAATATATCCCGGATGTGAAAGTATGGCATTAGCAAAACTTCGTGGCGAATGGGTAGATGAACCGAATATAGCATTTCAGATTGGGAGTTTTTGTGACGCTCATTTTGAACATACGCTTCCTGAATTTAAGTTTTTAAACAATGATATGTTTACCCTTAAAGGCGAGTTAAAAGCCCCCTTTAAATTAGCAGAAGAAATGATCGCAAGAGCCGAATCCGACGAGTTCTTCATGGATTTTATGAACGGGCAAAAACAAGTCATTATGACTGGCGTAATGTTTAATGTGCCGTGGAAAATCAAGATTGACTCCTATCATCCCGGCAGATGTCTAGTGGACTTAAAAACCACGAAATCAATCCGTGAACGTGTATGGAACGGCAACATGAAAGTAAACTTCATTGAAGCCGGCGGATACTGTCAGCAATTAGCAATCTACCGAGAAATCGTGAGAATTAACACAGGGGAACTTCTCCCTGCATTCATTGCTGCAATATCTAAGGAAAACCCAATCGACATTGAAATAATTGAGGTCCCGGTTCTCGAAATGGATATGGCACTAGAGCAGGTAAGGATGAATATTGATCATGTGATGGCGGTAAAGAATCACGATATTCCGAGTACGCCTTGTGGTAAGTGCGCCTACTGTGTGCTGAATAAAAAATTGTCATCCATTTTATCTTTTTATGATCTCTAATTAATAATAAGATGACCTATAAATTTCATGAGCTTTTAGCTGCAAAGACGACCGGGGCGAACATTCAAAAAATGTTTACCAAGACCAGGAAAGGAGAAGAAGTCCTTGCCAGGATGCTATGTATGGTTTATGTGGAACAGAGCCATAGGATGTGTCAGGACGATAATGCAAAAAGATTTGGATTAAAAGGGCATTGTTCTGTTTCCCATAGTAAAAGAGTTCTGGACGACAGGTCTGAATACGATGCACCATTTAAACAGATGGTTGATAAGTATTTGAAAACGTGTTTTGAACACCAGGAAGAAGAATCCAATACGCGCAATAATTTTTCTACTGCCAAGGATTACGGACTCTACGGTATTATCCATGAACAAAATGCAGTATTTGTCAGGCTCATGGATAGAGCTAATGCATTTCTTTCAGATGAATGTACTGATGCCGAAGTTATTGAAGCTATCGAAAAGGCTGAGGAGTCGATTGAAAAATTACGCTTTAATTTCACTAAGTAGAAATATTTTTATATCTTTGTATCGCGATTCAGTTATGAAAACATTTAAAAATCCCATATTAGTCACATTGCCTATCTGCAACTTCGCAGGACTGGATCGCCCTTGTGATTGGTATGGGTATTTTAATATGGAAAATCAAGAAGAAATTTGGAAAGATGTAGTTGGTTATGAAGGGTTATATCAGGTTAGTAATCTTGGTAGGGTTTGGAGATACGAGAGACAGGTGAGGAGAGGATACTGTCTGGCCACAATGAAAGCTAGGCTAAAGGTTCAGCAAATAGCGACTACTGGATACTGGACCGTAAATCTAACCGACAACAACGGAAAATTCATGGTGCACCGGGTGCACAGACTTGTCGCAATCGCGTTTATTCCTAATCCGAAAAATAAACCATGCGTTAATCACATAGATAGCAATAGACTTAATCCCTACGCGTCTAATTTAGAATGGGCCACTAAGTCAGAGGATTGTATTCACGCATATAGAGTTGGGGGAAGGGTATCGTCAGGGAAGGGTAAGCTAGGAGAATTTAGCTTTGCGCGAAAGATTGTAGAACAGAGAGATTTAAAAGGAGAATTAATCAACACCTTTGATTGCATAAGATACGCTACGGAAAACACTGGAATATTAGGAACGAGTATATCGAACTGCACACACGGAAGGTCGGAAATGGCTGGTGGATTTATCTGGAAGTTAACAACTAAAAATAATTAAATTGAAAATAATTGACGCGTACATCAAAGTTTTTGAGGATCCTGACGACGAGAAGCCTAGTTCAGATTGTTTATGCAAGGTAATAACCATCTGTCAGGAAACATTTTCTCAGGGCTCAGGAGAATACGCTACATCGGAACAGTATATGGTAGCATACATTTTTAATCCTATTAACGGGGAAGTACAGGACGTTAAATTAAAAGACATTGTAATAAACAGTTACGAAGATGACAAAATTAAAGAACCTTCTCATACTTTGTCTCCGTTGCGAGTCGAAGCAGAAGGAACAAACGACTAAGGCTGGTATCATTATTCCACTAGGAATGAGTAGTAAATCGAACCTGCCAATCAGGGCAGTAGTAAAAGAAATCGGCGGAGGACTTCCTAGTATTCCAATGGAAGTTGAAATTGGTGATATCGTGATTTACAAGCATGATGTAATCATAACCAAAGTTGACGGCATGGACTTAGTTGCTCAAAACGATTTAATTTTGGTAGAGGATGAGGAATGAAATCAGCGTCAATGGGCTAGGTCGTCCTGTAATGAACAAGTGCCTGATCAAAATCAAGGACACGTTTGACGAGATGCAGACCAAATCTGGAATTACAATCAAGAGTTCAATTCATGAAGGTGCGTGGTCGGACAGTACTGGTCACAACGTATCCGATTTTATTCCGCGTCACGGAGAAGTTGTCAGATTACCAAGGCTGATCAGCAGATACGGATTCGATTACGATACTGAAAATGAACTTGAAATTGGCGATACCGTATTCTGGAATTTAACCGTCTGTATGGATATGCAGATACTTGTATGTGACGGAGAGAAATACGCTTTAATTGATTATCATGGCATTTTGATCAGGGTTAGGAATGGTGTAATAACGCCGATTAACGGATATGTACTTTTATCTCCGGTATCAAAAACAGTTACTGCATTATCGTATTCAAAGACTCAGGAAATTACTGATATATGGAAAATTAAACAGCTACCCGATAAAGATGCGGTATCTACAATTCCACGAAGAAACACAACTACTCCGTGGGAAGCAGGAGATCAGGTTAAAATCATGGTAGGAATGAGTCCGTATAAGATTGAGGGGGACTTGAATAAAGTGCTGGAAGAAGACTTATATGCAGTTCCAAGATTTATGGTGCTCTGCACTGTTGAGTAAGCCTTGAATTGCAAATCCAAGCAAGGGTGCCTATATATCGGGTGCCCTTTTTATTTTAAGGTCGACCCCCCTCCGCTACCCTGCCTTGCGCGATTGCGTGATCTATTTTCAAGCACGAGCGTGTGATTTTTTGTATGTGATAAGTCACCGGCTTTATGAGTTAATCCTCTTTTATGCCTAGCAATAGCGAGTAACGACCGATATTTCTTGCGCTCCGGGGTAGACTCGTACTTCAGGTCATAATATAATTTCTTTTTTCTGGCTTCAGGATGATTATGATAATAAATAGCTGTCTTCTTTAACGGCATAATCGTAAATTTTAATTACCAAAGATAAAAATAATTCAATGTATTCGCAGTTCACCTAAAAAATTGTAAGTTTATCGAATAAAACTTACGACATGACCGCACTAGAACAGATGTTGGTATCATCAAGACTGCCTCTTAATGCCAAGCTGTCAAATGTCAGGCAGGGGGACTATGGCTTTGTCATCGAATCTATACCGGAATACCTATTAAGGGTACTTACATATAATAGGCCGATTGGGGTTGATATTACCATCGTTTCCCCGACGGGTACAATATCATTTCAGGATTGTATTGCAGGATTTTCTACACGAACATTTACTAAATATAGATTTACGGGTGGCATAGAAGACGCTGATTTTGTTCAATATTCCAGCGACGTGACTGCACATGAAGCCGCTTACGATCACACCCATATTGCTCACGGGGAAACTGCATACGGCTGGGGCGATCATTCACTTGTAGGTTACGTAACTGGTACGCCTTGGACTGGCGCAGGATATGAAGTCGCATCTAATAAGGTGACTTCCATATCAAGCGGTTCGACTGACACTCAATACGGAAGTGCAAAACTACTATACGATCAGCTTCAATTAAAAGTAAATACAGTTTCGGGAAGTTCACTTGTTGCGGATACTGAAATTGCTAAAATACATACTCAGAATACCGATACCCAGATAGCAAACGGATTGCATGTAGTTAGTTTGGATTCAGGTGGTACACTTCATGTTGAAAATATATCCCAAGTAGGGGTAAGTTATGTCACTCATGCTGAACAGGTCTACACAACAAAAGATCAAATAATACTTAGAGATGGAGCTGTATCTGGACTTGCGCCAGGACAATACGCAGGAATTCTGGCAAAACTATACGATGGTACGAATGATGGTAACCTTGTATTTGATAAAGACGGATATGCAAGAGTAGGGGATGTTGGCTCACTTTTAAAGATTGCTACAATCGAGGAAACGCCTACTAATGGGAAGTTTACTTATTACGATTCAGCAACATTATCCCTGAAAACAAAAGTAATAGCAACATCTGATTTACCAATGGGAAGTACAACAGGAACAGTCTTGGAAGGAAGAACTTTTGGTACTGCGGCTGCAAGTGCAACTACCGATTTTGATTCAAGTGGTGCGGCTGCAAGTGCTGTATCTGGACATGAATCTACATATAATCATTCTAATTACAATACCGCTTATGGATGGGGTAATTGGGCATCAAACTTTGGAATTACAACAGGCAAGATAACTCAAGGCGACGACAGTAGGCTGTCAGATGCAAGAACTCCCGTTTCACATACACATGGAAATATAACTAATGCAGGCTACTTAGGGACAACGATTTCTATACCATTAATAACTGGTACAGCAGGTATAATACAGGCAGGTTCATTCGGAACCACTTCTGGTACATTTACGCAAGGTAATGATTCAAGATTAAGTGACGCAAGGACACCTACAGCACACGCATTAATTAACACCACAGGACATACTGTAAGTGGTCTAACCACAGGATATTTCCTTAAGGCAACGGGCGCAACTACTTATGCTTTCGGTGCACATGGATTAAGTTATAGTAATGTTGGTGCTGCACCTGCAAGTGGTTCTGCTAATTACATTCAAAATGGTACTTCTACACAGCCTGCTAATTCAACTATAAGCGGAACAGCAAAGGCTAATGTTCTACAATCCACAGTTGCAACAGGTACTAGCCCTTTGACTGTGGCAAGTACTACTCTTAATACAAATCTTAATGCTGATTTATTAGATGGTCAGCATGGTAGTTATTATCAACCATTACTAACCAATCCCATCACAGGCACAGGCACATCAGGTTACATACCAAAATTTACAGATGCAAGTGGGTTGGGAAATAGTCCTATTTATACGGATGGAACCAACGTCGGCATCGGGACGATGGATGCTTGGGCGAAATTGCAGGTTGTTGGTTCAGGTGGTACAGCACAAAGTATTCTTATTGATAACAGAGAAATTAAATTTAGGGGTGATGCAATTGCACATTATTCTATTTTCGCAAATAGGGTTTCTGAAGCATTAACAATTGATAATACTAGTAATTCAGCTGTTCCCGGTGTTGGAGGGTTAGTGAGTAATCTTGCGACATTTTTAGCGAGCGGCAACGTCGGCATCGGTTACTCCTCAGGAACTGAAATATACAACAATAAACTTGCTGTTAATGGTAGTGGGTATTTTAATGGTTTACTTCAATCTTCAACCGCCAAATTCACCACAGGAGCAGCCGCAAACACAATAGCCACAGGTGATTCAGGTGGTAATCTTAGTTGGAGTACTTTGGCTAGTATTGGAATTACTTCTGGTACTTACACCCCAGCAACCACGAATGTCACCAATATTACTTCGTCAACTCCAAACAACTCAACTTACACGAGGGTAGGTAATAGAGTAACTGTATTCGGAACTGTAACGATTACAAATACCCTTGCCGTAGCTTCCCAGGTAGACATAGCTCTTCCGGTTGCATCTAACTTGTCGGCTGCAACTGATTTGAATGGAACCGGAACTATGGATAGCACAGCAAGCGTAAACCTGTATATAAATGGAGATTCAACCAATGACAGGGCAAGAATTTTCTTTACAAGCGCAGGAGTAGGACAAACAAGTACTATATATTTTACTTTTATGTACTCGGTACTTTAAATTATAGGTTAAGTCGTATTTGTATTTCTGAAATAAAAGTTTATATTTGCTTTGTCCAGACAATAAAGTATGTGACGTAAATTTTATAAAATGAAAACAGTAACAGTTAGTTCAAAGAATGGAATATCGGTCACTCCGAACGAGACAATTGCGATTAATCTTCGCAATATTGTGTATTATTATCAGAATTCGGCCGGTTATGCCGTAGTTCGATATGTGAATGAGGCTACATCTAATTGGGAGCCAGAGTCGCTTACGCTTACGGTTAATAAGGCAGCAGTTGATTCTTTGGTCGCTACCGATTCGGCAATTACCTTGCTTACCGTCAACGTATTTGACACTACTACCGGCGTAACCACTGCAACATCTTTTAATGAGAAATATCTTATTTCACTGAAAGATACCTACGTAAACATTTCAGGAACTAAAACCGCCGCAGTTGCATTTATTTTTGCTGACGGGCAGTTTAAGAACAAAACGAAATATATCAATAGCACGTTAGCAACTTTGGTTGCAAGTAATGCTGCTGACTTTTTGACATTTACAATTCCTGTGGTCGGAAGCACAAGCTCGATAAATGTTGCTGCAAAAACCGTATCGTTGACAGCCCCATTTGGCACAAGCACCACACAGGTCGCAACTTGGACGAGGAGCGGCACCGGCGGATCATCGTCTACCAATATCGGAGTTACCGCGCAGACAAGTGCTGCCACAAGTAACAGCTTTGCCACACCTGTTGTGTACGCATTAGTTGCAAGCGATGGCATCACAAGTAAAAACTGGACGGTCTCATTGACTGTAGCTGCCGAGTAATCTTATTTGATCTCATATTTAAAGGCATTCTTCGGGATGCCTTTTTATTTATATATGAGCGTAGATTTTGAAAATAGTTTTATATCTTGGTCGGGTAAATGAACGAGATTTACATGAAGATATTGAGTTAGTAATAACTCACGAAACCCATTGCCGGAGCTCGTTCCTCTGGTTGTGGGTTTTTAATTTAAAAAAAATGGATAAGCTAAAAATCAATGAAGAAAAAGGGGGTTTGGTTAATTATTATTGTTTTATATATGGACTAAAGTGCCCTATATCCGGCGAAATTAGGTATGTTGGGAAATCAATACATCCCCAAAAAAGATTTACTGACCATCGATATGAAGCAAATACGAACACGCGCAAATCAAGATGGTTGAACGAATTGATGAAATTAGACTTATACCCTGAATTGATCATTATCGAAAAGGTTCGCAGGCAGGAATGGCAGGAAAGGGAACGATACTGGATATCAGCTACGGAGAAAACTTAACCAATGGGACTAAGGGCGGAGATGGTAGTCCTGCCGGATGGAGGCATAAAAAGGAAGCGGTTGATAAAATTATTATTGCACTAAAACAAAGATCTAAAGAAAGTAGGCGGATTGCGGCAGCTAAAGCGTCAATAAAGTTAACCGGAGGTCACGCCACTGAAATTGCAAAAAAAAGACTAAGTGATTCTCATATTGAATTTTGGAAAAGTTTAAGTGACGAGGATAAAAAGTTGAGAATAGGCGGATTAAGGAGGGTTTGGACAGACGAAGATAAAAACAGGGCATCTGAAACGTGCACTGGGCTAAAACACGAATTGGCTACATCAAAATATAGGGGAGTTTCATGGTTTAAAAGAGATGGGCGATGGAGGGCGTGGTTACATTATAATGGTAAGCAATTGCATTTAGGATATTTCGATAATGAAATAGACGCTGCTCATGCATTTGACCAGCGTGTGCGTGAATTGCGCGGTGATTTTGCTCGGTTAAATTTCCCGGATAATAGTGTATGTGAAATATAAAATATATTTATTAGTTTTGACAAAACGATAATTTATGGCAGGAAACGGAAGATGTCTAATCCAAACAGGCGCTACTGATGATGACATTATTAGTGAGTTATATAATTTGGACAGAGGGTTTAGTGATTTGGTTTCAGAAATTGATCCGCCACTTGGGATAACTATTCCTATGCTTGTGAGATATATGGTATTTGCGTATGATAAGAATTCGCATATAGCCATAGAATTTAAGTCTAGGTGGATTCAGAAAAAAAAGGAAAGTGCTATCAGAGCCGGATTTCCAACGATTAATGATGGGAATCTACTTAAATTTACTGTAGAGTCTGAGTCGATAATATTCAATAAGAATCCGCAATTTTCAGACTTGATAATGTTATACCTATTCATACAGTGGGATTCAGATTGGCTGATGCATTCGGTGTACAACGAAATGTATTATAATGTAATGAAAGATTTACAGAAATATAACTACGATAAGCCGTCAGACCTACAAAAAGCAAAACAAAATGCGGAAGATATACGTGAAGATATTGATAAGTTAAATTATAAAATATTTTCAGGAATGGAGGATCGAACGTTGGTTAATTTGCTCTACGAAGACTCATATAGAAAAAGTCTTGATCTTCGTCCCGAACAGTTGATAACTAAAAAAGAGCGCGGAGAACCTGTCGTTGATATTACCCCTTATGGATCAAATTATGAGATTCCTGTTTTAAAATTCATAGGCGACCAATGAGCGATGACTACTGCAAATATTCCCCACTTTATACCGATGCAGACCGGTCTTTTGTCGTAAACTTCAACTCCAAGAATTTACGACCAATTCGTATAAGTTTACCTGCACCACCAAAACTTTCACTAATTGACGGATTTGGGTTACATCCTGACGATCAAAAATTCAATAGATTCGAGATGCCAATAAAATTGATGGCACTTCAAAAGAAAATACTACGCGACTTTCAGGATTCAGTAAGGTCGGCTAATGGGGTAAACATATTACAGGCGTATTGGAATACACTTGAAGCTGACCGAAATAATTACGTAGATGAAATCAACTTTATTAAGCGATTCATTTACTTCATGAATTACGGGTATTGGTGTTATATTGACGGTAAGCCTACGTTCATTCCGGGTTGGTATTTTTCATATCTGAATATTCATCGAATGACAACCGAGAAGGGTTATCAATATCCTGAGTATCGTAAAAAGGGATTATACCGCTTCCTGTTTCGCCATTACATTTGGAATACTACCGAAACGTTTGCTGACTTGGATAAAGAAGGCATTGCTTATAAGGTTATGGACGAAAATGGCAAACTTGTTTACCGGATGGCAGATGTAGGAAAGAGAACATTCTTCGGAACTATTGAGCCTAAAGATAGGCGCGGAGGATTGACAAATGAATACTGCCATATCATAACCCGGATAATGACAAGTGAGCGTGGTGCCGATAAATTGGGCACTATCGTGAGCCTTGGAGGAGAAAACGCAGAAACACATTTTAGGAAGAAACTGATTCCCGCCTGGAATAGTTGGTATTTATTCCTTAAGCCAATTTGGAAGGGTGGAATGAATGTGGTCAAACAGTTAGAATTTACCGCTTCTATGCCCACAGACATCGAAACTCTTGATTGCATGATAAACTATACCGAATCAGCAGAAGACCTCGCTAATGACGGAAAAATGATACTTGCGGCAGGATACGACGAACAAGGTAAAGGAAAGAGAACCGGAAATGTACAAACACGTTGGCAGATCAACAAAGAAACAATGTCTCTTGGTGGCGGATCAAAGATTATCGGATTCTGCATGCACCCATCCACGGTAGAACAAATGAATGAGGGTGGGGCAGATTTTAAGGAGATGGCAGACAGTTCAAATTTTTACCAGAGAAAAGCTGACGGACAAACAACGTCTGGATTATCCCTTTGTTATATGCCAAGTTCGTTTTGTTTGGAAGGATTTATTGATGCATGGGGCAATCCTGTTTATGAGAAACCAACTCCAAGACAGATTCAGGCAGGTTTCGAAAGCAGAATTGGGAGCTCGGCTTATATTCGGAATAAACGCAAGGATTTAAACGTGCCCGATGATCCGAAGAAGATGAGTGACCTAAAGAGTTTTGTCCGTAAATTCCCCGAAGACTACGATGAGTGCTGGACAGGAGTATCGGGACAGTTGGGGCTTGATAACGACAAGCTCAGAGAAAAAATTATCGAACTTGAAAATAAATCTCAATCCAAGCGAGGTAATTTCTATTGGATTGACAAAGCGCACTATATTGTTGGGTTCAACGAATGTGCAGATGGTCGATGGGTGATTTCCTACGAGATGCCTTATGGAACAGCAAACAGGATGTCGTCAATGATGGATTACAGTGCGATTGAAGATGATGAGATACTTGTAAACCGACCTGCTGATCCTAAATTTATCGTAGGATTAGACCCTGCTCAATTTTCGAATAATGCAGAAGCAGTTCATATTAAGGGCGGTCATACTAAAAAATCTGACACCGGTATCTGTGTTTTACGCAAACGCGATAAGGAAATTGATAAGTCCGATAATCCCGCAGAATGGACAACAAGACAGATTGTGGCATTCTTTCGGGAAAGGCTATCTTCATCCATAGAAGCTGCAAACGAGGCTTTAATGGCAGCTATTTACTATGGAGGATTGATACATTGTGAGCGCAACAGATCAGAAGTATGGGAAAGATTGATCGAATGGAGAATGGGCGGATACCTGAATTATGACGTAGAAATATCTGCACAGGGAGACATGAGAAAGGCTGCAAAACCGGGAACTCACATGGGACCAGAAAATAAAAAGGATGGATTCGCATTATTAGGAAATTTTATTACATTTCACTCACGAATTCAGAAGGTCAAAGAGTGGATGAAAGAAGCTGATGAAATATCCTCAATGGAACAGCTTACCGGGTATGATGGACTTTCTGCTGTGATCGAGGCATTATTTGGGGATGAAAGCCCTTATGCTGAGATCATGTCGAAAGATTTCGGTGATTCAGATGAGGTATTTAGCTTAGGCGCAACTACTTATAACTATTGATCATGGCAGTTATTAAGACTAACGAGAAACTAAAAGTTCAAAAGGAAGCCCACTACAAAGAAGGGTCATTCGTCTATCCTGATCAAAATATCCCTGTCGATAAAAAGACAGAAGAGTACCATAAGATGTGGTGTGAGAAAATTTACAACCTTCACCTGAACGGGAGAACATGGATGACTACTGCTACCCGAAATACGATTGAAGAAAACCGCAGATGGTCAAATGGAACTCACGACACAAGATTTGCAGTTGATTTAATATTTGGCACAAGTAATGATCCTACTCCTGAGAGCGCCTTTGATGCAACAGGAAAGGATGTACGCGACATTAACGGACAGACTCCATCATCAGGAAGAAAAGCTTGGGCGAACTTGGATTTATCGCCCGTAAGCGTTGCCCCAAAAATCAAGACTAAAATAAATGAGCACAGCCGGTCTATGTATTACGAAATGGCTGTTCGTGCTATTGATTCATTCTCGATCAAAACTGAGGAATCAGAAAAATATAAACTTTGGTTTTATAAAGAAAATCAGAAATGGGTTGATTCCCAAATGGCAGCAGCAGGTATAGGTGTATCCGAACCTGACTTCATGCCCCGCAATCTTGACGAATTAGAACTTTATGCCGCTAATGGTGGTATCAGGGTGCCGTATTCGATTGCGATGGAAGATTTGATTAAGCACACCTTTGAAATTTCTGATTGGGATAAAGAGGTTGCAGAAAAGGTTAAGGATGATCTTTTGACTAATGGTTATGCAATTATCAGGGAGAGATTCGACAGAGAGATTAACCGTGTTGTTGTTGAGTATAAGGACATCGCACATTCGGGGATGCAGTTTTCTTCAAGGAAATCATTTAAGAACTCGGAATTTGGGTACGACAATGATTTGATCGAGATATCTGTTATCCGGCAACGATTGGGTTTATCATGGGAAGACGCATCAGCATTGGCAAGGTCTTATGCTGGGCAATACGGAAACCCTACCCAGGATAGATGGGAAAACTACAATAAACAAGTTGGAGAGGGATCATCATCTTATGCAAGTTTTGACGCCTTTAAGATACCGGTATTCAGCACAGAATGGATTGATATTGACAATGAGCAATACCTGAGATTTACTGATCAGTTCGGAAGAAGAAGAGAAAAAGAATATCGCGGAGAAGTACATGATGACGAAACATTAATGGATAATCAGATCAGGTACGTCCGTAAATGTTCGTGGGTAGTCGGTACTGATTATGTATTTGATTGGGGTAAAAGTGAATATATCGCCAAGGATAAATTTGGAATGCCAAGGTTGAGTTATCGCGGTGTTATGCTGGCAACTACGCCGATTATTGTACAGATTAAGCCGTTCTTGAAAGGATTTCAATTGGCATGGATTAAGGCACAACATGCAATCGCACAGGCAATAGCCAATGGATTTGCTGTTGATGTGGGTGCATTGAAAGAAATATCCATCGGTAAGGATAAAAGTTGGGATGCGCTTGAAGTGTTAAAATTCTACAAACAGAGTTCATTTCTGTTATACAAGAAAAACAATTCACTATCAGGCTTTGGGAGATCAGCTTCACCGCCGGTTATTCCAATAAATAATTCATCTCACGAAAACATTCGCGCTCAATTCGAGGCAATGTCAAAAGAGTTGTCGTTAATTGAAACCACTTCTGGAATTTCAGGAATCTCGACAGGAGAACAGGCTGACCCGAACGTAGCCAAATTCAACATGCAGATTTCGGTTCAGGGCACTAATGAGATTATCAATAATATCGTCAGGGCAGTGACCGATTTACAGGAAGATGTTTCGGTAAATGTATGCTACCGGATCAGGCAGTATTGTCATTTGAATAAAGTCATAGCAGATTCTTATGCCGAGGTAATTGGAGAAACAAGAATGAAGGCCGTACTCGATGCAGAAAAGAATCATGTATCTTATGGCATAACCATTGAGGCTCAGGACATTACGGAAGAAAAAAGAAATATTATGGCGATGGTGCAGCAATTTATGGCACCTAATCCCGATGGAAGTCCAAGTAATATAGCAGAGGGAATTCATATAATGGACATGATTCATCAGCGCCAAAATCTGCGCCGTATTGGAATGGTGCTTGGATATATGATGGAAAAGAAATCCGAAAAGCAACAGGCAGCCAAATTAGAGGCTATCAAGGCTCAGAACGACCAATTGAAACAGCTTGAAGTAATGAAACAGCAGGCCGCCAAGCAGGATCAAGATTACAATATGGAATTTTTAAATCGTGAGTGGTGGAGTCAATTTACTGTTAAGTGGGGAAAAACACCTGATCAAATGCTAGGATTAGGCAGCATGCCTCAACAAGGCGCACAAGGGTCGCCTCAGCCACAAGAACAACAAGCACAACCGGCAGAAATGCCACAACAAATGATGACGCAACAAACTTAAAAATAAATTTATGCCAGGATTAGAAGATTATTTAAACAATCTCGGAACCCAAACCGAAACAGAAGTATTGGAGCAAACCGGGGAACAGGTCGAAGAACAGACTGAAGAAGTTGTCGAACAGACCGAGGAGCAGGTTCAGGAAACTGAAGCCGAAGTAGTAGAAGAAATTGCACAGCCGGAAGTTGACATCGACAAACTTCCCGTAGAAAAGAAATTAGCCATTGCCAGTAAACTGTTTGGCATGGAATTTACCACAGAAGCCGAGGTAGAATCATTTAAGGCTAAGTTCTCGAATCTGGAATCAGCGCAGAAACATATCGAACTTATTCCGAAATTAGTCGAAAAAATCAAATCATCTCAAAATATCCTCTCGTACTTCCCTGATGAGGCAGCCTATAAAGTTGCCCAGCTCAGTAAAAGCGAAGAATACAAGGGGAAAGAAGCTGTTATAAGCAAGGTGTTACACAGTAACATCGCTGAATTACCGTCACTCGAAGTGTTAGAACTTGCTGCAAGATTAGATGCCCCGGTAGGTGCCAGAAACCCGCTAAGGTTGAAATTACGCAGCATGGGATTAGACCCGGATAATGTAACTGAGGGATACGATTCTTTGTCAGAGGATGACAAGGATCAAATCGATTATGCCGCAGCCGCAGAAAGAAAGGTTTTATCCAAACTTGGAGGTGATATCCAGATACCCGTCAGTGGGGATACCGATATTTTAGCAGAATACGAGCAGGAAAGTTTGCGCAGCAAGGAGGACTTAGCTGCAAAGCGGACGAATCTTGCCCCTATAAGCAAGGCATTGGCAGCCGACCTGAAAGAACTGGAAATTACAGATGGATTCAAGTACGTTCTCGACATGAATTCCGAGGAACGCAAAGAGTACGAAGATTTTATTTCCGACACCATTCTGTCAGGTGAGTACGACTTATCGACAGAAAGAGGTAAGGCTGAATTATGGGAAGCTGTTCAGGATTTAGCTTACGTGAATAATCGTAAGAAAATTTCTGTGGCCCACGAAAAATTCATTCGGGAACAAGAACAGAGTGCCTTTCGTCAGAAGTCTAACAATGCAAGCCCGATCAAAAAAGACGAGCCTGCACCAATTAAGACTACGGAAGCCAAGCTGAGTCCGCAAGCTCAGGCAGTCATGGAAATGATTGAGGAAAGACGTTAGTTATTAATTTAAAACTTATTTTACTATGAGTACACCAAAAGGCCCCGCAGTCGTATCACACGTAGGGCAGGGCGCATACACCGAAGCTTGGCGTGAGGATTTCGCCATTAATGATACTTCTCTTGCTCCTCAGTATTATGGAGAAGTAATCCAACCCTACGGAGGTTTAACATTCTGGGATGCACAAATGGCTGCCGGAAGAACCATCGATATCTCTACCCGTGAAATGACCGTTTTGACCAAGGGTTATTTTCTTGACACTATTGATGTGAAAACGCAGATTGAAGCCGCCGGGGCTAATGCGTCTTTGACTCTTTTGTCAACAAAAAATATCCTCCGTGTAGGATTTGTTGTGCATATTCCTGCAAAATATATGACCTCGGCAGAAATTCCGCAGTCGTATCGTTGTACTGTTAAAACTTATGATACCGACCATTGGGTTCACACCTTGGTTCCGCTTCTTGCCGGACAGCAGTTGGCAGTAGCCATTCCTGTAACTCAGGAGTTGGTAGTCGGAGGTTCTATGTTTGCAGCCGGAACTCAACAGCCTGCCGGTTTGATTGACCAATTCTACTCTCAGAAATACAATACCCGTATTATGAAGGAAACCATAAACTACGAGGGTGGACAGGGCGCATTGAAAGAACTTGATGCAATCGCTTCTCTGGGTAATTTAAAGGCACGTTCTCGTCTCGATGCACAGCTTCGTTTACGTTATCAGTTGAGTGATGCCGCACTTATGGGTTATAAGATTACCCACTCAGGCGGATGGACCCAGGCTAACGAGCAGGGTGAAGCAAATGTTGTTCTGAGTAATAACGGATTACTGCCTACCATGATTGCTGAATCGATGAAACAATATTATACCGGTTCGTTTACCGAGGATAATTTTGACATCATCCCATTCTTGCTTGCATCTCAGGGTGTAGCAGGGCAATCAGGCATGTTCCTTATTGGAAACGAATTAGGACTTGGCGTTGAAAATGCTACCTTGAATATGGTTAAAGAATATTCAGGCGGAACCGACCTGTACACTAAAATGCAGGGTATTGGATTCGGCGTATCTCAGATCACGAAAAATGGGTTCACTACCCGTATTGTTCGCATTCCTGAGTTCAGCAATCCAAAACTGTACGGTGCTGCCGGTTATAACTTCGAGTCTCTTGGAATGATCTTCCCTGACGCTAAAGTTACTGCAACCATCAATCAGGGTCTTCCTAATGGCTCTATGCTTGCATCCAAGACTGCTTCTCTTTCTAACTTTACCCTTGGCTTCCTGAATTATGGCGGAGAAAATCGCCGGTTAATTACGGGTGATAAGGCAGGCGTAAACGGATGGGGAATTCCATTCTCTTCTGATTGGGATAACTCTTCGGAGTACACCCTTACCGAAGCTATGAATATCTTTGTTAATATGAATCAAACCATTCTCGTTCTGAGAACTGACGTTTGATCTTAATATTGATCTAACTTCTGCCGGTGGGTTACGACTCACCGGCTTTTAACTACCTTTAAAAAATAAATTATGGCTATTTACATTGATGGTGTTCAGTTGGTTCCCAAACAAAACGGAACTTCGATGGAAAGAAAATATTACTCTGACTTGCAGGAGCTAAAAAAACTCTTTGATAAATTCAGAAAAGGCACCACGCCGCCGGTACTGTTGTTTAAACGGGAATGGTCAAGGCAGTGGAATGAGAGTAAAACCTCATGGAAACCATGTCCTCCAATGGCAATCCCGCTTCGGGCAAGTTATTACGACAGTGGATTCGACGGGATACAGGGTGCGGGTGCAATCGATATTCGATATTCAGCATCACCTCCTGAAAAGACAAACGGAAGATTACGCTGGAATGAGTCGCATGAGAAAATCTACGACATTTATTCTATTGACGAAAAAAACACGGATAAAGCATGGTTCTTCTTCAAGGCATCAAACTTCTTTGACAAGGGTATTTTAAAGCTCGTTGACGAGGATGTTGAGATTCAGGCAAAATGGGATACAATGGCATTGCAAGCTGATGTAGCTATTGCCCTGAGAAATATCTCGGAAGATGAACTCGCACAGGTATTCGTTTATTTCCTTGACGGTAAATTCAGCTACGACGAAGCTGCTCCAATAAGGGCAAACTCAATGCGTATTTGGGACTTGGCTATATTGCAGGCAAAGAATGGCAATGCGGAGGCTATGAACTCGCTTAAAAAGGCGTTGGATAAGGTTATTAAACCCGAACCTGTTGCTAAAGACGGCTCGATCATCATTGACGATGTGGAATACCCGATACTTCCGTTGCCTGAAGGATGGACTTTAAAAAACATCATGCAGGAAGCCGAGAATTACGGGATCGAACTGCCAAAGAAAATACTGAAAAATGAAATTAAGTATTCGATATTGCAGGCAAAGTTAAAACTGCTCGAAACAGCACAATAAACTATGACAAATTTTAATCTATACCGGTTATTGAACCTGATTGTAAATAAGGATATTTACGCAAATGCAATTTCAGGGGAAGAGTTTGAGCTTCAGTTAAAAGCGAAGAACATTCTTCTGTTTACCTCAAAATTGCCAAGTGATAAGTCTTTAAATACACAGCAAATAGGCGTTGGTGTAACGAGGATGTCACAACACGACCTGTCTCCATTTTTGATCGATGATTTTTACGCCGTATCAAATATTGGGATGGTAGATATTCCGGGTCTGTATTACGTCGAGAACTTTTATTCTCCGACTAACGCCCACGGTTCCAGCGAACTTATTTCATTACAGGAAGTATCTGGCAGATTGAAAAGCTATATTAAACCCCCGACAGCTACCGACCTTGTAGTTTATGTAGTTGCCGGTGGTTTGAAAATACTGAATGTTGCGTCCGGGAATATCCACGTTTTAGGATACCGGTTACCAACAGATCCGGTATTCGTTTTGACAACCAATGAAGGCACTTTAGAATTGGAGTATGATGAAACTGCATCTACCGAGCTTGAATGGAATGATGGCTGTAAGTTGGATATTTTACATCTGATTTTGCAGGATATGGGAGTGACGATCGAAAGACAGGAAGTTACTCAACTAGCTAATAAACTAATCGTAACCGGTAAATGATCAAGGGCGCACTCATAGAAGCAGTACAGTTTGAGATCAACAAGCAGGGTCAGACGCAGGACTCCCTCAAACAATCTCATCCTAAAGACATTGAATATCAAATCAGTTTGGCTTATTCGTCCATGCTGAAGCAGTATTTTGCTGATCCCCGGAACCTGATGACAACCGACTTTGATTTTTACAGCAAGAAATACACATTACCCGTTGCCCAGGATTCAGCTATACCGGCATTAAGACACGTAACGCTAACCGCACTTCCATTTGAATTACCCGATGGAATGGGAGTAAGATCGGTTCGTCCTCTTGGCGGGTATATATCCCTCGATAGAACGACCGAAGATGCAATGGACACTTACCGTTTACTCGAAGTATTCAGAACCGGAGACGGGATGTATTACCTGAGTGGACCGATGATATTTTTGGTTTACACCTCAGCTAAAATGAAGTTGATTTCAAGCGTGGTAGTTAAAATGATTCCGCACTTTGAAGATTTGGCAATGACAGACAATATTGAATTTCCTATGGGTGAAGCAGAAGCGATTAAGACTGTTCTGCAACTTGTAGGTATTCGCCCGACAGACAGTGTTAATGACGACGTTAAATAATAAATTATGCCCGATAACTTTGTATTGCTCGACACTGTGGTAGCTTCAATCCTACTTGAAATCGGAGATGAGGCAAATAAGAGATACCAGCTAAAAGCTCGTCAGTGGGCATTGGATGAATATCGCAGGATTAACGTACATCTATCTGACGTTTATTACGAGCGCAAAGCTGAGATCGACGACAATAATACCGGGCAAATTCCTGACGAATCAGTTAAATTAATCACAGTAGGAATTTACAGAAATGGGGTATTTGATCCGTTTGAAAAGTTACCTGACATGCAGGTAAGGCCGGAAGACATGAGCGATGGAATTTACGACAGTAAAAGTATCTTCCCAATTAATCCCGATCAAGTCTTAACAGGCGGAGGCTATTGGAAGGAAGATCGGGAGCATTCGAGGTTCTTTGTTCGTAATTTCAGGCAGACAAATAACGGAATTGAAGACACAACTTCAGTCATTCGAAGCAAGGTGGTAATCAGGTTCCGAACAACCGGACTGAACTTAGGCGGTGACATATTTATCCCTGCCGAGGCAAGAGATTTTATCGTTGCTTCTGTTGCTCATAAATTCATGGCTAAGAGTATTCCTGTCAGAGTTACCAATATGGTGCTCAGGGATGATCAAGCCCAAGTTGATAAGTTCCGGGAGGATTATATGGCGCTGCTTTACGAACCCGGAAACATGTACGAAATCAGGGACGCTCTTTTCGGGCGGACTTAAATATAATTATTATGGCAAAGAAAAAAGTGACTCAAAACGAAGTTGGGACAAAAGTTTTAATTACACCAAAATCTGCACCTAATCCTATCGCCGAAGATGCGGTGGTTAAACCTATTACAGTTGAACCTACACCCAAAGTTGATACAAAACATTTCGGTAAGGCTTATGCGGTTCAGATTAAAGACGGCAAAGTTGTTGCAACAGGATTATCTTACGGGCAGGCAACCGCCAAAATTGCATCCCTCGAAGAACACGACAAGTCCATTAAAGGAAAGTATTGGAAATCAGGATTTTACAAGATCATTGAAGATTAATATTCACTGTTGACACCCTAATAATATGTCACTCAAAGCCCAAGTAGCGCCCCTCAGTCACGCCATAGATACAGATTCAGGCGACAAATACATAGATACGTCGAGAGGTTGGGTGCGAGATAGACTAAACTTGCGCCCTAATGAGCTTGACGGAAATTCTCTGTTCAATAAGAAGCTAAAAGGAAATGTTCTTGCAGACATGACTTTGCCTGCCGGAGTAAACAAGTGTATTGGGTGGACTGCTGACTATAAGACTGAATCACTGATTTGGTTCGTATTAAATAGCTTGGGGGATCATTCTATTTACAGATACTTTGTAAATACCGATACAGTTCAGAAAGTGTGGTATCCCCTTGGAGGATTCAATCCTGAATTAGAATTTGAGGATGCAATTATAAAGGCATCTGTGGCTGACGGGAGATTGTATTGGATAAATGGCTCGCAACAGCCAAAGTCATTCAATATTGAGAAGGCTGTAAATTTTACTAATTCGCTTGATGGAGATTCTTATACGGCAGATGACATGCCTGCCAAAGACATTATCTTCCCGTTAATTAAAAGACCACCTCAATTTGCTCCCGACATATCTTATACTAGCGTATACGAGGATGATGGAGTTACCATTAACTTTAATAATCTCAGGGGTAAATTATTCCAATTCAAATACTCCTACATATACGAAGATTTTCAACCGTCCGCATGGTCTCCGATATCAAAGATAGCTATACCTATTGGTGAATTGGATGGATTTGGCGTGTTTATTCAGGATGAAACATTTAATAATGCAATTAGGATATCGGTTAATACCGGGAATCATCTTGTAAAAAAAGTAATTATTGCTGCAAGAGATTGTTCTAATAGGGACGTCCCGGGTGATTTCTACCTCATTGATGAAATTAAAAAATTCGATTCTTCCGGCACATCAATAGTTGATTCTAAGAGTATTAAAAGCCTTACGTTCCTAAACAATAAAATACAGAGTACGATTAATACTGAAATAAATAATCGGTACTGCGACGACGTTCCTTTTTCGGGATCGGATATTACGCTGTTAGACGGAAAGTACACTGCTATATCCATGCCAGTAAAGGGATATGATCAGGTTGATGTAAATTACACCCTGGAAGCAAAAGAAGAAACGTTTTCCGTGGATAATGCGGTTGTGCAGATGTTGGTGGAGATGTATCAAACCGACACACAATACGTATTCACACTCCACGTTCCAACCCCCTTGTACGGAAATGCCAAATATCAAACAAACGTAGAACAACAAACAACTTACGGGGTTAATGCACGATCGTTCACTTACGAAACGACAAGTTCGGTATCCATGGAATCCGTTCGTGACGGCATCCTTAATTCTATAACAATAGATAGTCCTTATGATGTAATTCCAGTAGGAGACGACAGTATCCAATTAACCTTATACGTTGATTCAGATTATGGATTTGGAACGCCAACCTTTAATGGGTCTGTACAGACAGGCGCTTATCCCGGTTCTGTTTTGTCATTAAAGCGAGGACAATATCACCCGTTCGCCATAGTTTATAACGACAATTATGGAAGATACGAGATTTGTTACGGGGATAAAAATATGTATTCCCCTATAAGCCTTGATATTCCTTCTGCCACATCCGGTAAGAGCGTGTATTGTGAAATGAAGATATATAACACACCCCCCGAATGGGCTACGTCTTATAGAATTTGCTACCTGCCAAATAAGTCATACCTGTACATGATGCAGATTCCTAAAATGGTAATTACCAAGGGGAATTCTACTCCATCGGGAAGTGTTGGCAACGGAATACCCGCAGATAAATTTCTTATTCAGCCAAATACATCCTTGGATATTGCAAGAAAGAATCGCAGTTGTATCATACCGGCTTACGTATGGCAAGAGGGTGATATGATGCGAATCGTTGGCGAGGATAAATCCACAAGAATACTTGGGGCTTATCAGGCTAAAACAGGAACCGATCCCGAAGTCATTGAAGATGGATTTTTAATAGATCATTTCAGTGGCGCAGGGGATGACTATAATGCAATGTACATACCTCTCGCAGAAATATATCGACCGGTATCGGAAATAGCAGATAAAATATACTACGAAATTGGAGATGAATACCCAATAAAAAACGCAGGAACCGCACTTAGATGTCATACTGCAAATATAGAAACCCAAGATGTTGATGCCGGACACCCTGCAATATTAAAACTCAATTTTGGAGACGTGTATTTACGTACCAGATATTTTAAGTATGCAAAAAAAATATTTGTAGGGGACAAGACAGACGTATCATCGCCTATTATAGTCGAAGATAAAAACATTAACGACTACTACGTGTCTTCCGGGATTAATCTTGGGCGGGCTGTAATAAAAATAGATTCTAAGCGAAAAGAATTACATCGTGTAGTCAGATCAGAAAATTATATCGAGGATTCAGAATACAACCAACTTAATATATTTCTACCTCAAACAGCATTTTTAACCCTGAGTCAATCTTACGGCAAAATCACGGGAATAACGCAGACTGGCGAAGTATTGAAGGTTATACAGGAACACAAGGAAACGTCGGTCTACGTGGGTAAAACTGCCATAAAACAGGCTGACGGATCAAACCTTACTGTTATCTCTGATCAGGTGTTTGGAACGATCAATAAAGCTGAATCATTACATGGCACATCATACCCGAGGTCGACTGCATCCAATGACCG